GTGGGTTTATTCCCTGATGTAGTGCGCAGAACATGCAAATTCTTAGGTGCAACGTATCGTAACCAAGAACATTTTGAAGAATCCAAAATGAATGTTAAGAATGCTTGTTCTGTTGTTAAAACACAAGAACAAGTTAATCAAGGTTGCTTGTATAACTCAGTGCACTACGGAGCAGAACGTCTCACAATGGGCCATGCGCAAATTTTATTTGCTTTTCTTCGCAATAGTATTAAAATTGGTTGGGAATCACTTGTAGCTGTTTCCAAACCTGTCTTATTTGTGTAATGCACTTCTACCTTAGCATTACTTTAATTCATATTAATAATTTTAATCTTACATATAACATAATTTGTATATATATATATTTTAGTTTAATTATGGCTCAAGCCGCATCTAATTCTATTGACGTTGATCTATTTCAACAAATCACCGCTCAGGACAGCGAGATCCAGTCCACCGCAAAGCCCGCTTCATCACCTTCATCGGCTTTTGTGCGTAAGTGTTTGCACCCTCCATCTGCAATCCCTAATTTTGAAGGAATGCCCACCAATGACGCCAGAATACAGGTTACAGTTGAGTGGAGAGGTATTGATTTACTTAACCCACCAGCTACACTTATCGGTGGCGTCGTCTCTCCTGTGGGCTTTTTCGACGAGTACGCCTTACTCATACCAAATGGTGGTAGAGTAAAGTACCTTGGATTCGTTAAGCATCCAGACACAGGCGTTTGGGATCAAGATCTTTCCAATGTAGGCATCACTGACACCTACAACTGGAATAATTGGATTTCCGACGCCAACTTGTATCGTGTTTGTTATAAGAGCACCACCACCTATCTTAATGCCACTATGTTTAATAACGTAGGTATGGTATCATCATGCCAATTTAATCCCAGTATTTTGTTTTCTGGCACTATTTTGAGCATGATTAAAACACAACCTGATTTATTTCGTCGTTGTGTTAAAACACTCATGAAAGATGGGCATGTGCGAATTGAGAAGTTCAGCAAAGGGGATGATTCCTTTGAGTTTCATTGGGTTGACTTACCTCTACATATACGTGCTGACTTGGTTGACATGTTGGGGCTCAAGAAGGATGAATATCTTCAACTTGACCCTAACACAGGTTTCCAAATGATCAACTTTGGTAACAGTGGCGATACGACTCTTGGCGCTGATTCTTTCATACCTTCACTGTCGCAGATCATGCAACAATCGCAG